ACACTTAACTGTTGAGATTCTGTGGTTCCGTAGACAGTAACTCCATAACCAGTCGTTTCAAATTTCTTGGAGTTGTCGTAGTAAAGATTGACACCACCATTCGTGGTAAACCTAGCTTTGTTTTCAGTTCCAGCAGCATTTGTAATCCAAAGATCATTGTCAGATCCTATAAGAAGATTACCTGATCCAGAATCTGTAATATAACTGTTATTACTATCATGATAAATCTCAAGACCATCGTGAGTTCCAGCAGAACCACCAAGCAATAACTTATCATCATCTAAGAGATGAACGTTATTCTGGAATGTAGAAACACCAGCAACATCTAATCCACTTCTTGCAGTAACCAATCCAATAGAATCAATATTGGTTACATCTTCATAAGTAAGAGTTCCTGCAATAGTTACATTACCAGATACATCAAGATTTCTAGTAACAGTTAAGTCTTGCCCAATCGTTACATCGTCTGGTAAAGATAACGTGACTGCTGCAGTTTCTGAACCCGAACCTGTTACAGTAATCTCATTAGCAGTACCAGCAATCGTTGCAACATAATTACCTGTTGTGTCGTCACCAAGAGCAACAGAGTTTGGTTGAATAGTAGCAGCAATGGATATATTGGATGTGCCATCAAATGGTGTTGCAGTTGCTACAACATCTCCAGTCAACGCAATCGTTCTTGCAGTTGCTAATGATGTTGCTGTTCCTGCATTACCATCCAAATCTCCAGTAAATGTGGTAGCAGTGATTGCTCCAGATACATTTACATCATCTAATTCAGTGTGCCCATCAATATCAACATCACCGTTAAAGTCGGCAGCACCAGCAAATGTGGAGACACCTGATACATCCAGAGTTGTGACAGAAGCAATACCACCAATAACATTAGTTGCAATTCCAGAGGTTGTGGCAAAAGTTGCAATTCCAGAGGTTGTGGCAAAGTCTGCCACATCAGCACCAGAAACTCTAACAATTTCTATATCAGCAATTGTGGAATCCGAAGGACTGGTAGAAGCCTGAATACTAAGTCCAACTCCAATGAAATTGACTATTGTGAAACCTGCACCAATAAAACTACTAGCAGACTGAATACCAATCGCAGCATTAAAGTTGCTACTTAGTCCAGTGAATCTACCATCAGCAGAACCATCAAATCTGGTGGCAGTAATAACACCAGAAACATTTACGTCATCTAATTCCGTTTGTCCTGTGACATCAAGTTTTGCTGTTGGATTACTATTTCCAACTCCTAATCTATTGTTGGTATCATCATAATATAAACCTGAGGCTCCACCAGTAAGACCATTATTATTATATTGAACTTGCCCATCAGATCCAGCAGGACTTGCAGTTACAGCAGTCAGTCCTGAACCATCACCCGAAAATGAAACTGCCGTTACAACTCCAGTAAAAAATCCATCACCATCGACATAAAGTTCTGGAGATGTATCAGTTGGTGCAGATCCTATCCCCAACTTTGCATTATTCTGAAATTCTACATCATTTCTAAATGTAGTAAATCCATTAACTTTTAGAGATGTTACTGTAAGTTCATCTGCAAATGCTCCACCAGTAATCTCTGTTGGTCCAGCAAAGAAAGTTGTTGCCGTTACAACTCCAGTAAAAAATCCATCACCACCAACGTATAAATCTACAGAACCATCAGTTGGTATAGAATTGATGCCAATCTTACCTTTTACATTAGTATATCCAACAGCATCTATTACGAATTCTGAGTCAGTATATCCATCAATACCAACCCTAATTTTCCGTAGTCTATAATCGTCATTGAATGCCATATCCTACACCTTATTAAATTAGGGTTTCTAGAACTGTTACTAATATATGTAATTGACCATTAACATCACCATTCACTTTAAAAATATCACCAGGTGATAGTGTAAGTTTACCTGTAGTTAACTCTATCGTATCGTGACTCGCAATCGGTTTTTCATATGCAGAGTATGTTGTGACAGCAACACCAGATATTGTTCTTTGGTGAGCAAGACTTACATCATGAGATGATGAGTCCAAGTTTGTTGCTTGAGCACAAAGAACAACTGAACTGTATCCAGCAGGAGCAGTATAAATTCCTACTGGTGAAGTGGTGGCAACAACAGGTATAGTTACATAATTATTAAGTGCTAATGCCATTGTTTATAAGCCCCCGAGAGATAAAATATATGGTGTCATGGTTGAAACTAAACTCTTTTCGTATGCTTGACCTGTGATGCTACTTGTGCTCTGATTAATCGTAACCCCATCACCGATTTTAAAATTACCTGACTGGTTTGTACTTGTGAATATAACCAATCCACCATTTTTAGAAACTGTTTCATTTTCAGGTATTGGTGGAAATCCTCCACTAAATGGAGTTGCTCTAGAAATATCATTTCCAGCACCAACAAATTCAAATGAGTGCCCAGAAGCAAGTATTCTACTCTGCTTAAAGAAATTAGCAGTTGTTCCAACTCCGACAGAGAAAGGAACATTTTCATTTACAGTCACTGTAGTTATACCACCAGAAATTTCTGTAGAACTAACGACCGCATAATATTCGGGTTGCATTACGGCAACACCTATTGCAGTATTTATTCCGCTAGAATTGTCGGCAATTGTAACTGTTGCATCACTCGTATAACCTCTACCATTGGATATCATATCGATTGAAGTTATAGATCCATTTGAGACATTTGCGATTGCTCTTGCTCGGATTCCCCAAGGTTCAGATGGTTCGGAGATGGTTATGATTGGAGATTCAGTATATCCAGATCCACCATCCGTAATTGTAACACTATCTACGGTTTCATACAACTCATTGAAGAATAGTAATGTTCCATCATATGGTCTTACTAGATTGAGTTTTACATTTCCACCACTGTCATATGTGTGAATGAATGTAGAAACTCCAACATAAGTTTCAAACTCTGTACTTGAATTAATTTTTTGTACGTTAAATACATATCCCTGATTTCCATTTGGGAAGTTTGCAATCGTACTGATAGCGACAACACCACCCTGATCATAAGTATGAGAAATTGTTGAAGGTCCTACATTTACACTGAAAGAATCGGAAGATGGAATTGTAAGGACATCAAATACATGATTAGGATCGCCATTATTATCACCAAGTGCTGGTGGGAAGAATGCTGTCGAAACTCCACTTCCAGAATCACATGAGAAAACTAGATTGCTAAATGTAACCGAAATACCTACATTAAAGTTGTGATTGGAAGCAGTTGTTACGGTTAGAATTCCAGACTGCTCATCATAGACTGCATTTGAAACTGTATACTCCTCTATGTCAGTAAATGAATCGCAAGTAAACTTCAAATCTGAAATGGTAACTGCAGCTCCAACATTAAGATTATGATTAGAAGAAGTAGTAATTGTTGTAAGTCCAGTTGCTTTATCATATAAAGCATTTGAAACTGATAATTCAGGACCTTCCAATAGAAGTTCAAAGGAATCAGAAAGTTCTGATGCTGCTGTAGTAACAATCCCAGAAAATAATTTCCCACTAACACCATCAGCAACAATACCAAAATCACCAAAAGATGAGTTAGAATTTGTCAGGTCACATGCACCACCACTTCCGCAGAAAACTGCAATCTCATCGCAGATAGTAAACAAAGAAACTAACTGTGCATATCCTTGATTGGTGATAGAGCATCCGATACCACCCTGATTATATTGTGTATATGAATCAAGAACCATTGATTTCAATGGTCCTATTGTAGCATCACCGTCAATTCTCAGTCCGATACTATCTGGAATAAAGTTAGTACAGTTTTGAATATATGGTGACTGGACAATATACCTTGGTTTCTCTGGATCAAATGCAACTATTGCCTTTCCAGGAAGAGATCCTCTAAATGACATCTCAGCAATGTAGTTTCCATTGCCAACATAAAATAGATCTTTATTGTCATTAAGTGGTATAACAGTATTCTCTCTTAGAGAGTGACCTATAACAGTTAGTTCATCAGGAAGAATAATTGGATTGTCTTCAATGTATGTTCCAGGAGCAACTCTAACAACTTGATCGGTTTTTCCAGTAGCTACTATAGATTCTACTGCATTCTTAATTGTAAGTTTTGGTCTACCTATTGTACCATCATTACTATCATCACCATCCTTTGCAACATAGGTGATGTTTTCTTCAGCAAGAGTTACTGATGGTTCTGGAATATTTTTAAATTCAAACTTCTTGATGGCATCATCATATGCTAAGAATTTACCATCATATGCAGATGCATTGGTAGCAACACCAACAACGTCATCCAAATACTTCAGACGTGTTTCACCACCACCACCTAACGTAGATAGTTGCTGTTGAATACGATTGATGAATACTCTGTAATGATTCTGTAGTTGATCTAGAGTTACAAATTCTTGATCTGTAGGAGTAAGTGGATCACTATTGGTTTCACTAGGATTATTAAAAAGACCTTCTGTCAGTAGTTCTTTCTCATCAAACTTACTAAAAAGTTCTTCAATATACTTTATCTTCTTTCCAAGATCATAATCGTATTTGTCACATTCTTCAACTAAATCATTCAATCCTGTTAGAGATAATTTAATATCTTCTTGTACTCTTTCAAGATTTTTGTTTTGAATTTTTAAGTGTGATTCATTACGAATAACTTCAATCTCTAAATCAGAGACCTTTTTTTCAATAGACTTTTTAAATTTCTCTTCAGAAAAATTGACAGCAGAAACTAAATCGTTTACTTCACTAACTTTACCAGTAACTATATCTACAAGATCTGTATGATCACGATCAATTAGACTTACTTTTTCTAAAATACTAGAT